CTTGTCTTAACAGGGTTTGATGCCCTGATCCAGGTGGGAGTAAATATACCCACCAAACGTTACTAACGGTTCTGAAATTCCGTTAGATCCTTACAGATGGAGTCAACTGTAAGGCACCCAGCCAATCGAGTATCCAGTAACAGAGTTTCTCCCAATGATGTTACCATCACCAAAAGATGTCCGTCGGATACCATAGATAGCTGTAGCTAGCTGAACGTCAGGGTCGAACACCGTCCACTTTACCTCACGGTAAGTAGCCGGCTTATAGACTCTAACAGTTCGGACGCTGTCCTCTGTTCTGGTTGCCCAGAACTCGGGGTCGTCGTGGATGCAGATGTCGCCGAGTGCCTCAGGGCCTCGACAACGTCGGATATTGCTTGGTATTGAATCCAAGCAATTAAACCAAGCATCCCGCAGACGATGCCAACGAAGATCAGAAAGGCTGTCTTTAAAAGCCATTCTCCTAATCCCGTTAGCCATGCCAATGTAGTCTTGGGGTTCACAAACTTCTTTCTTTAATTGGTATGGACGTACGTCCACGCCGAGGAAGTAGTCTCCCCCGCAACTCTCTCTGAAAGGTCCACTAATAAAGGTTTTACCCTCGTTCGTCGAAAATCCAAAGAATGACAACGCAGCAATTACTTCGCGCGCGCACTCGGTCGGAACGATAATATCGTCACCGAAAACATGAACGTTAGCACCGGGAATAGGCTTGTGGCCCATCCGTTGCATAACCGCCATGCACACCGCCAAAAATAAGACGGTCTCGAGTTCGAACGTATAACCATTACCCATAGCGCTAAATTTCTCTAGCACTACCCACTTTTCTTCGCCTTTTGGACCAATTAAAGTCCTAGAGGCGCGGAGGTCATCCATGGCTGTAAACCATCGATGAGGTGTCAGCAACTTAACGTAGTTGTATGACTGGTTGTCGCTAGCTTGCGTCAGATCCACGGTCGCATCAGAGCCAGTTATGCTGGCAACACGGGCAACCCGCCTGTGTCTTTCCTGTGCGGTACTGAGATCTACCCTTCCCAGGGTTGATCTCTTAAGGGACTTCCTCATTGCTCGGCCAAGGTCGAGTTGATAGAAGATATTGATTGACGGGCCCATGGTAATACCACGGTCCGTTTTACAATTTTTAGGGACTGTTGTGAAACGATCCCCCCTTTCGAAGATGATCTGATCGCCTCTCGAAGCAGCCGCTTTCGCCCATAGAGTTTCACTCCAGGGAAAAAGATAAGGCCACGCTTCTCGCGTTACAGAAGGGTACGATTGCATTTTGTCAGGGATAGTCGTAAGACCTCCCTTATCGCCGAACGTCGCACCGGGCCCGAACCGACCGTTTAAATTGTCGGGGGGACCTTCACCTATAAGACTTAGTACCATTTTACGACACTCGACGATAAAGTCGAATATCGGTTCCTCACCGGAGCCGTAGCTGTTTGTGAGAAACGGAGCTAGCCGTTGGTTAGTTCGAAAACAGCATCTTTCTGCCTCCCAAAAGTTATCAACCGCTTTTTTCTTGCGATCGAAGGTCGTTGGAAGAGCCTCGTACTTTTGAAGGAACGAAGCAGCAGCGTAGTCCCGAAAGAAACTCTCGGGATGTTCGTAGCTATTCGGATCGATCTTGACTCGTGTCAAGTCGTCCCATCGCTCATTGGCGACGAGCTCTTTAAGCTCATCAGACCTAGAGCCGGCAAGGCCGTCAATCAACTTAAGGGCCACACTGACTACTTCACGTAGCGCAGTATTTTGACTATGTATCATCTTTTCTCCTAACTCACGTTAATGGGGAAACTCTAACCCGGTGCTCCTTATTGGGGAGCGAATCCGTCTTTGGTGGCTTGTGTCAGCAAAGCTGAAGCCAGAAGGTTAGGGGATTGTGAAGCGAACTCGTTCAAGTCAGCCGTAAGCATCCCTTGGGGTGCCACGATCTCAAACTTGAAATAGGCCGTATACACTTTCCGTGTGATACCGTCAACGCCCAGAGCCGATTGTTTCCAGTCAATTGTCCCTTCGATGCGTCGAACCGTACCGTCGCCATTAGGCTTCGAGGTCATACGCATTTCGGGTTGAAAGGCTGGTGCCACACCGACACTTTGGTTGCGCCAGATTGCAGGCGACTTATCGCCACCGGAGGCCTGGACTGCTGTCCAGATCTGATTGGTGACGCCGTCATTTTTCTTAACGGTGATGCTAGCCATAGTTGGCATAATGTTACTCCAAATAAGTAAGGAGGTTACCTACTAAGGAAATCTTAGTAAGTTGTTGGTTTCTCAGTGCTATCGCAGCATTTGAGTTAGCAGTGCCACAGCCGTGAGGCCGCGGGTAACTGAAGGTAGCTTGACTTGCTTCAAAGCAATAGTCGGCCCTGTCATCGTTAGAGTTCGTTTGACGTAGACTACTTCCAGGCGCCAGCATTCTGCCGTTATAGCAGTACCGCTGATCCTGTTAGGGTAGTCCCTCTCGAAATAACGACGAACCTTCTTATTAAAGGTAGTTGTAACATAGTCTTTTAAACTAAGTCCACAGAAATCAGTGCTTGATTGAAGCACTTGACCGACTGAGGAGAACCAATCAACAACAAAGCTGAAAGGAACTAACTCCCATAATACGGCAGCCGGGTTTAGCAGCCCGAACTGACTTATCAAGAACTCGTTGGGATTCTCAATCTCAACTAACGCTCTAATCCGTTCTTTTTCGAACAGGATGTCATCGATATTAACTTTGGTTTTTAAACCGAGAGACGGAATCGGCGAGAGGGTAGTTTTTACACTACCCTTGCCAACTATCTCTTTGTTCTCAGAACCTGTCTTGATCGGTGATGTGGTTAACTCCACAGCGGCGTATATGTCCTTGACCAATGGCTCCCACCCGAAGTGAACCTCCAGGAAGTTGTTTCCGAACGCGTTCGCTCGCTTCTTGAATTTCAAGTCAAAAGACTGATTTTCTTTGTTGCGCACGACGCCTCTCCAATGCCTCTTGGTATTGGAGTCTTTCGTTACTTGAAGACCCAGGTCCTCAAGTGCCATGCGAAAGCGAAAACTTTTGAGATGACGAGCAAAATTGAACACTTGACGTGCTCGACTTGCCATCATATCAATCGCCTGCTTCCGTTCCCCTAGGGTTGCCCCCAGCGAGGCCGTCACCCCCCTTGCCTGATTCGCAAAATCCGCATAAGCTTTGTTATGAGCCGCTGCAGAAGCTGTTTTAAGGGCAAGAGTCGAACGTTGACCGTACGAAGTGTACCAAGGGTTCGGTACACGATACATGTCATGTCTTTCAATGTCATAGGGAAGGTCTTTCAGGTATGGCGCTTTTTGGCGGTACCTGTTTCTCCTCCACCCAAAACCTTTACTGTCCGTGTGAATGAACAGTACGTTATTGAAAGGTCCTCCGTAAGTAGCCATCTACAATCCTTCACAGGGTTGCTGGCCACAGGTCCGCGAGCTCCGTTTTGCTAAAACGCGAGGGTTGTAAAAAACCAGTGTCGCGGCGGTGCTGAGTTGCACCAGTATGGAAACTAGGGAGCTACCCTAGAATTCAAAACCTACGTTAATATAAGGATATGCTTTCCACCACCGGACTCTTTAATGATATCCGAATGGTACGAGCTGTCCTTCCCGATCAGCCTAGCGAAGGCGTCGAGTATCAGAGAGCTGGTATGCTCACTGAGAATATTGACATAGAAGTACCGGCATACCAACCGGTAAGAAAGA